TGAGGATGAAATGGACGCGGCAACTATCGCTGAGACGCAGGCGCGCACCATCCGCACGCTAGTCGACGGGGGATACACTCCCGAATCTGCCCTTGCTGCAGTCCAATCCCAGGACTGGGGCTTGCTCGTGCACACCGGACTCTTCTCCGTTCAACTACAACAGCCCGGCAGCCAGCAGCAGCCGGTACCGGACCAGTCGGCAACCGTGCAGCCGCAATCTCAAGGAGTGTGAACGAATTGCCGACTTTGGAGACTGTTGCAACGCAGGATCTGTGCCGGAACGTCGGGTTCGCTGTCCGGGCTACGGCTGCGGGCGAGGAAAACGACGGCTTCACGATCGACGGCTACGCTGCTGTCTACGACACCCCGACCCGAATCGACTCTTGGGAGGGGAGATTCGACGAGCAGATCGCGTTCGGCGCGTTCGGCCGGTCGATCCGAGCCAAGATGCCGAAGATGCAGTTCGATCACGGCACTCACCCGCTGCTCGGTTCGCTGCCGCTCGGCAACTGGACCTCCATGAAGGAGGAGAAGGGTGTGGGTCTCCACACCATTGGACGTCTTTCGGACAACTGGCTCGTTGAGCCGTTCCGTCAGGCCATGATGGGGGATAACCCTGCCGTGGACGGAATGTCGTTCCGTTTCTCTGTGATGCGGGAGAAGTGGACGGACAAGAGGGGCGAAGAGGTCCCGATCGATGAGGTTCCGCGTCTCCTGTGGGAGCCGGACCCGAAGCGCGGTGTCCTCCTGCGTACCCTCCTCGAGGTTCGCATCACTGAGGCTGGGCCAGTCGTCTGGCCAGCCTACGAAGAGACTACCGTTGGGGTCCGATCCTCAACGGTCACAATCGATCTGGACCGCCTGCATGACCCCAAGGAGCGGGAGAACCTCGCTCGTGCGGTCATGATGGCGGACCAGGTCGAGAGCAACACCGACGGCCCGCAAGTCACCGTAACCGAGCCCGCAGAGCCCGCGTCTGATGAGGACGCCACGCGAAGCACCGAGGGAACGCCCGACGAGCACCCGTCCGCCATCACCGAAGCACACCGCCGACGCGATAGGATGCGCGCGGCAGCACGTAGTCACAGCGGCTACATGCTCCAGATCAGAGAGGACTGACCCCCATGGCGGGCGAAGACAACACCAATGAGGATGTTCCCGTCCTCACCCACTCGCAGACGGTCAACCGTCAGCGCGAGATCACCGAGGAACTTGGCCGTCTGGCCGATCTCGACCAGCCGACCCCCGAGGACGAGCGCTACTTCGACGAACTCCAGGGCGAATTCGGTGGGCTGGACCGCTACCGGAAGAAGTTGGAGCGCCAGGCGCGTCTCGCTCAGGTCCAGGCGGCTGCCGCTGACATCGGCAACTTTCGGCTCGAGCGCGGCATGAATCCGGGACCGGCTCCCCGCCGTGGCACCGGCAACGCCACCGACCCGAACACCTTCGACGCCGACCCGTTCCTCGAGCCGGACTCCGTCGAGGACCACCGCTTCCGCAATCCGTGGAACCTGGACGAGGTCCGTACCTTCGGCCGTCGGCCGGAGCAGGTCGTCAGCGAACTCCGGGCTCGTGCCTACTCGGCGCTGGAGGCGACTCGCGGTACCTCCGACGACATCCGCCAGGCCGGTACGCAGATTCTCGAGCGCTTCGAGGACGAGCAGGGCTCCATCTCGAAGTTGGTCCTCGCGACCACCGCACCGGCCTACGTTCGGGCGTTCGCCCGGCTCGCCCGCTTCGAGGAGCACCTCCTGTCGCAGGACGAGCAGATCGCGGTCACGAACGTCCGTGATCTGATGCGGGCCATGTCGCTCACCTCTTCGGGTGGCGGCTACCTCGTCCCGTTCCAGTTGGACCCGACTGTCATCATCACGGCGAACGGCTCCAACAACGAGATCCGTCAGGTGGCCCGGCAGGTCGTCGCCACCGGGAACAAGTGGAACGGCGTGTCGTCGGGTCTGGTCTCCTGGTCCTGGGACGCGGAGGCTTCGGAGGTCAGTGACGACGCGACGACGTTCGCGCAGCCTAGCGTCGACGTCTTCATGGCGCGTGGCTTCGTCCCGATCTCCATTGAGGCGGAGGCCGACGAGCAGAACGTGGCGGCCAACGTCGCAGAACTCCTCGCAGGCGGACGTGACGTTCTCGAGGCGGCTGCGTTCATCAACGGTACCGGTACAGGTCAGCCCTGGGGCATCGTCGCAGCGCTGACGGGTGGCTCGTCCGAGACTGCGTCGGCTACGGCGGACACCTTCGCCGGAGCGGACGTCTACAACCTGTGGGGGTCGCTTCCCACTCGGTACCGCCGGAATGCTACGTGGGTCGGGAACACCCTGATCTACAACCGTGTTCGCCAGTTCGACACCAACGGCGGCTCGGCGTTCTGGGCGTCCATCGGCCAGGGCCAGCCCGACGGGCTCCTGGGTCGTACGACCCTCGAGGCGGAGGACATGACCGGAGCGATCACGGCGGCTCAGAACAACCGCATCCTCGTGGTCGGCGCCTTCCGGAACTACGTCATCGCCGACCGCATCGGTCTGACGGTCGAGTTCATTCCGCACCTGTTTGGGACGACCAACGGTCGGCCCAAGGGTCAGCGTGGCTGGTTCGCCTACTACCGCACTGGTGCGGACTCGGTGAACGACGCTGCGTTCCGCATGCTGAACGCCTGACCGAGGGGATCAATCATGGTGTCATTCGGCCCAGCCGGTACCGTCTTCGGGGATGCAGTCACGCTGGCTGCCTCTGCTGCAAGGACTTCCAGTGGGAGCGGCTCACCGTTCGCTATGGAAAACCGTGTGGCTCTCCGGCTGTTGCTTGACGTCACAGCGGCGTCTGGCGCCACTCCTTCGCTGACCGTCACTGTGGAAACGTCGGGGGATGCCTCCACGTGGCGGTCAGCGGGGGTGTTCGCCGCCAAGACGACGGTGAGCAGCGAGCGTCTTGCGACCGCAGCGCTCGACCGGTATGTCCGAGTTTCCTGGGCCATCACTGGGACCACCCCATCGTTCACGTTCTCCGTGACCGGTGAAGCACTGTAACACCCACACAAGGAAAGGGACCAGTCATGGTCGAGAAGGGTTACTTCGAGAAGCGGGGAACGGGTGTTCCGGAGGGTGTCGACCCTCGACTGGACAACCGTGCGGGGGATGACCGTCCCCCGGTCGAGTCCGATCCTGCTGTGCCGCAGCAGGTTGACGGCCCGGATCTCATGCATCAGGAGGAGCACGCCGCTGCCGTGGAGAAGATCCGCAAGGCGACGACTCGAGAGGAGAAGGGCATGTTCTCACCTGGGGACCACTCGCTCGGTACCGAGGAGGAGCGCGGAGGGAACGACGCCGGTCAGGCTGGCGACGTCCTCGAGACAGACCCCGACTCGGACGCTTCCGCTTCGACGGATGCCCGCAAGGGTGACGTCTCCGCAACCGAGACCACGTCGGCGGCTCCTGGCCGTCCGCGTGCACGGACGGGCAAGTGATGGCTGACCGATCCTACATGAAGGCGCGCGATTCCTTCGTGGCAGCGGTGGTTGGTCCCGACGGCAAGTCCGTCGAGATCGCTATCGCTGCCGGTCAGGTCGTCAGCGACGACAATCCGGCTATCACTGGCCGGGAGCACCTGTTCGACTCGCTCGACGACTCCGCTGACGCGGGTCGTGGGCGAGTTCGCAAGTAGCGGGAAAGGTAGGTCGCTCGGATGAACCTGTTGGCTAACCCGAGCGACCTACCCTCCAGTCTGAACGTCAGCACTGCGGATGCGTTGAGGATGCTGGAGATTGTATCCGGGGGTATCCGAGAAACCTGCGGCTGGAACATCACTCAGGAAACCGTTGTAGACGCGGTCTTTGACGGGAACCGTCGGCGTAGCATTTGGCTTCCTACGCTTCTCCTCACGGACGTGGCATCTGTGGCGGAGGGCGTCGTTACCCTTGTCTACGACCGGGACTTCACGTGGACGTCGGACGGGCGACTGATAAGGAATGGTCGGTGGCAGAGCGCCGCTCGGTCAGTCACCGTCACTTACACTCACGGCTACGCCGAGACGCCGAACCTGATCAAGCAAGTAGTGATCGAGACGGTCATCGGGAAACTCCACAATCCCTTTCATCTTCGTTCCGAGACGCGCGGTCCTTTCTCCTGGACATCACAGGATACCGCTGCCGTTGAGCCAATCGTTATCCCCTACAAGTTGATCCCACCGCCATGATGCTTGATGCGTATGAGCCGGTCGTTCGCCTCCGGGCGGCTACCAAGGCTGACCCGTACTCCAAGAAGCCGGTTCCGGACTGGTCCGTACCTCCCTCTGAACTCTCGCTATCGGCGCTCGTAGGGAACGCGGGATCCTCAGAACCGTTGGTACCGGACAGAACTCCCGTTGAAGCCGACTACGATCTCTTCTTTGACTCGGATTCTATCGATATCGGGCCAAATGACCGAATTTTAGTCCGTGGGGATGTCTGTACTGTCCAGGGGAAGCCGTTTGCGTGGCCTCTCGCTGGTATGGTTGTCCAAGCCAAGATTCGGGAGGGATGATGGCAAGCGTCCGAGTTGTGTTGGATAGCGCCGGAGTACGGGAACTCCTGAAGTCCCAGCAGGTCCGTGATATCCTCGAGGGTCCGGCTCAAGCCGTCCTCGTGGAGGCAAAGCGGACCGCTTCTGTCCGTACTGGACGATACCGAGCCTCGCTGCACATCGAGGAAGACACGACGGACCGCGCGGTGAAGCGTATTGGCTCTGATCTGGATTACGCGATTGTCCTCGAGGCTGAAGAAGGAACCCTGACGCGGGCTCTCGACGCGGCTGGATCGACAGTCATTCCGACCCACACGACTCCGTTCCGTCGATGATTGGTTTCCCCGACCCCGTGCTGACGGCTGTGGACTACCTGCAAGGGCTGCTACCGTCCCGGCCGGAGGCCTACGCGGCCAACGTAGAGGTAGGGGTAGATAAGCCCGCAGGGGGACGCTCAGTAGTCCTCAATAGGGACGGTGGGCCGGTACGGCTTACCCAAGACACGTCTAGGCTCCGGGTACGGGTCTGGGCGGACGACTACCAGGAGGCCTCGGACCTAGCAGGCCTGGTGCGGACGCTGCTACTCGCAGCGCCCAATACGGGACCTGTGGTCCGAGCAGAGTCCTTCAGTGGGCCGTCTGACGTACCCGACTCACCGCAATATCAGTTCCTATTCTCCGTGGAGTGGACGCTTCGCGGATTCCACCTCACCTGAGGAGCCAGATATGCCGAAGATGGCACACCCTGACAGCGACCGCGTCATCGAGGTCACTGAAGATCAGCAATACCAGTTCGAGACGCAGGGGTGGGTCGAGCACGACCTTCCATTGTCCGATGACGGTCGACCTGCCGGCAACGCCAGTCTCGAGGCATGGCAGGAGTATGCCGCGCTGACCGGCTTCGCTACCGAAGGTCTCAGCCGCGACGAGATTCGCGCGCACTTCACTGAGTAAACCCCAAATCCCCGCGCTGATCGAAACCCT